GCTTGGTTTTGTGCGCCTTTTTTTCGGAATGGTACTCAAATTACAATGTTTCAACCTTGCTACCTTAGCCGCTGCACAGGCAGCTTTCCACGCAGTAGCTGCCGCAATTTGAGCCCACTGTGCTGCAGTATCTTTTACCTTTGCGGCGGTACCGGCTACCCAGGCCGCGGTCTGCTTTGCCAATGCAGTCACTGCCTGCGCAGAAGCCACAACAAAATCTTTGGCGTATAGTGCGATAATCTGCAGATCAAGTGCTTTGTCTTTCAGTTTCGCTATTGTTGCACCCTCGACCGCTTTCTTTATCCCGGCAAGCACTCCCGTGATACCTCCAGCATTGATGAGCCAAGTGGCAAACTCAACACCCGCCCAAAGGCCAAGGAACGTCGCCACAATCCCTGTTATAACCTGGAATGCTCCCTGGTTTTGATGTATCCAGTCGGACACACCATTCAGCTCATCTCGTACCATTTGCAGGGCGTGAACAATCGCGCCGCCGGTCCATTCGGCCAATGGCCGCAGAAAACTGTTCCACAGCCATTCACCGACCGGTTGCAGTACCTCTATGGCGGCGCTCACCACATCCAACGCCCCCGCCAGCACCTCCAAAAAGACCGGCAAAGCGTCCTCTATAGTCCACTGCGCCAGTGGTACAAACAGGTTGTACCAGGCCCATTCAAGCCCGGCAAAGAGTGCATCTGTAAATGGTTCCAGGGCTGTTTTCAGCGCATCGAAAGCTGCCACGAGATTTTCAAAGGATATTGCCTTCAGCGGCGCCCACAGCTGCAGCACCTTGTCCACAAAATGCTGCAGGTTTTCCTCCAGCGCGCCAGTTTCTTCGGTCACCGCGGTGCCCAGCGCACCGCCAGCGCCGCTCCCGCCGCCGCTTCCGGCCCCACCAGAACTGCCAGAGCCGCCTCCGGCCGAACCGGTATCCTGCTGCACCACATTCAGCTCATCGATGCCCAGGGTGGCACTCTTTGCCGCTTTGCCGGCAGCTGTCGCCGCATCGGCCAGGGCCTGCTCGTTGTCGGCTGCATCGGCTGCGCTGGCAGCAATACCTGCATTGGCGTCGACCATCGCACCGGCGCTCTTGATCTGGGTGTTTTTGCCGCCGAACAGGGCGCTGATAACGCTGTTGAAGGTGTTGGCCATGTTGATGAGCGCGGCCACGATGGTGTTCAGCATCTTCACCACCGGCAGCAGCACGGTGGTCAGCGCCTGTCCGATCACGCTCATAAACTCCTGCCACTGCATGGCCAGGATGCGCGTCTGGTTGGCCCAGCTGTCCTGTGTGCGGGCAAAATCTCCCGCAGCCAGTTTCAGCGAATCCACGACGAAACTGTACTGCAGCGCCACCTTTTCGGCCTGGCTCATGGCCTGAAGGTTGCTGTTCATGCCGTGTGTCATGGCATATTGCTGCAGATTGGCCTGCGTCATCACCACGCCCAGATCCTTCAGCGCCTCGGTCTCGCCGGTGAAAATGCTGCGAAGTTTATAGGCCGCATCCTCCTGGCTGATGTTGAAAAAGCTGGCCACATCGCCGGACAGGCCGGTCAGTGCAATGGCCATATTGCTGGCGGCGTCTTCAGCCACGCCCATGCCCCGGGCCATCGCCATGTAGGTGCTGCCGGTTTTTTTCGCCGCCAGCTCGCTCATGCCGAAGCTGGTGATGGCCGTATCGGCGAACTCCTCCATTTTGTAGGCCATGCCGCCGAAAGAGGTATCCACCACGTTTTGCACTTCGGCCACATCGCTGCCCAGCTCAATGCAGGCGGCGCCGAATTGGGCCACTTCCCGCACGGCGAAAGCACCGGCGATCAGGCCGCCAATTTTGCCCAGCACACTTTTTAGCCCGCCCAGTTGGCCGCTGATCTGGTCGATACCGCGCCGCAATCCAGTATTATCCAGCGCGGTGCTGATCGTTACTTTGCCGTCTGCCAAACGCATCACCTCCTAAAAATGAGCATAAGAAAACCCCGACCCAAGATGGGCCGAGGCCAACTATAAAAATGAGAAAATCAAACAGAACGCACCCTATAGAGGATGCGTTCTGTTTTTATGTTGTGCGGTCATTTCTTGCCCGCTATCCACTGATACCCGCACTTCATGCAGGTGAGACGCACCTTTTTTGCATTGATGTTTCCGGCCATCAGGCCCAAACCGCCGACCAGGGATGCGCCCACAACGGCTTTGCCGATGCCAAACCCCTTTTTATCACCTGTAACACTGGTAGACAAGCACTTGGGGCAGTAGACAACGCCCTGCTTGTCCAGTTCAGCCTTGCGTTCATCCCGCTCCGCTTTTTTGGGGGTCAGTGTTCGCTTCAAATCGCGCATTGCGGCATCCGGCTGCGCAGCATACAAGGCTTTCTGCCTCTGCGCAAATTCCCTGTCAACAAGGTCTTTGGCCTGTCGTATGTCCATGCCGGTTTCTTTGACAATCGCCTTGATTGCCGCCATTTTATTTGGGTTGAAGCGTTCAAAATAGGCATCCATATCGATGAGACAGGCAGACGCACTATTACCAGTTGTCACTGCTATCGGTTCGACGCCCGAAGATACCATTTCATCAGGCACCTCTGTCGGTGTACAATCGATGCGGTTCCTTTCCGCAAATGTTTGCAGGCATTGATACGCTTGGAACATCGGCGCATTCTCTGTGGTTTCAAAGGTAAGGGCTGTTTTGTCACTGGGTGCGGTAAATCCATTCGCTAAAGGCGTAAAACGTTCCTGCTTGGAACGGATAGAGAGAAAACCAGAACCCAACCCCTTGGCTTTTTGATACGCAACAGCAGCAATATCTGTATAGTTTATCGTCGTTTCCACCGTTTTGAAAAGTATCTTTTTGTGGATAAGGACATCTGTGTCGCGCAATTCGATATACCCAAGGGTACCAGAATATTTCCCTGTAGGAATATTCAGCTCGGCAGCAGCTGTATCTGTACCATCAATATCCGAAGGCAAAGCGTTTTCCGTCTCGTTCCATTCACGCAGGTTCGTTCCACATTCCGGGCAGAAGTTCGCATCCTTGCAATCGGTTCCGCAATTCGGGCAAAACATACGGCTCACACTCCTTTTTTCTTCATTATAAGCCTTATATCACCCTTTTGACAAGGTCACCCCCCCAGCAGTTTTTTCAATCTCTCCTGCTCGGCCAGCTCCTCGGCTGTGTACCGCGGCCTGAGCGTTACGCGGGCGCGGTTTTGCCGGTAATATTCCTGCTCCCACTTCTCCAGTTTTTTGCCCCGGCGCAGCTTGTCCCGGATGGACACCACTGTGGAGAACTGTCCCTCACCGATGGCGCTGAACCAGGCCAAGAAGGTCCACCAGTGGCAGAACGGCAGGGCGCGCACCTCGCACCCTGCCGCCTTGTTGATGCCCGAAACGATCATATCCCGATCCTGCTCCCAATCGAACAGCTTCGGCCCCGGCGGGCCGGAATCCTCCACGCCGCCGGCGATGAAGATCATCATCTGGCGGGCAGCATCCTGCTGCAGATCGGGCGGGATCGCCTTGAAATCCGCGTAGAAGAGATGCAGGGCCACATACAGCCGCACACGCTCATCCTCATCCGGATCGGATAACCGCTGGATGATGTCCAGGATATCGCGGTAATCGGCATTGATGCGATACTCATGCCCGCCCAGATTCACCGCGTGGGGCAGCTGCCAGCCGGTCACTTCTGGCGGCGCTTGCCGGCGCGCCGCTGCTGCCGGTTGGCGTGGGCGGCAGCCACGGCGGCGTTTGCTTTGTCGTCGTAGAACTTCTGCACGCCATGCTCGATGATGGGATGCAGCGCAGCCAGCAGGTTGGTGATGACCCGCTCTCCGTTGCCGGCCACCGCCATCAGGTTGACGCCATCCACTATGGCATCGAAGCTGTTGCCGGTGAAAACCTCATCCAGCAGCGCCTTTGTTTTGGTATCGGCCTCAGCCATCAGGCGCAGCGCTTCCTTGCCGTTGTTCTCATCGTGGGGAATCTGCCGCGCCTTTTCCACCAGCTCCTGCTCCACGGCCTCCACCTTGGGGAGGGCCTCCATGAAGCGCTGGTACACGTTGGGGTCGCTGGGGTTGAACCGCAGCACCCCTTCGCCGATCTGAAATTCACGGACGCCGATGTCTACATTCAACTTCTGCATATCGATCCTCCCGCTTATTCGCCCGCTTCGGCAGAGAACGTCTTGGTTTCTGTGTCGAAGTAGCCTGCCACCGGAGCGCCTTTGTAGTGAACAGTGAAAGGAATCTGGTAGCCAGTGGCGTCGCCGCCGTAGCTGCTCACCTCGATCACCGCGTCGTCCTTCACGGCCGGGAAACCATTCGGCTTCTTCTCCTCCCACAGATGCACCTCCACCACAGTGGTGTTGCAGGCATCACCTACCAGACAACCGTCCACGATGGCCTGCAGCCGCGTGAAGAGGGGATCGTCCTTTTCAGCGTAGTAGGGCTCTACGCTGCCGCTCTTTTCATAGCTGGCCAGCAGCACGCTGGTCTCGCCCAGGATGTTCTTGGTCTTCTGCACGTCGGCGCTCATTTCGGGGGAATATTCCCCCAGGTCCTTGCCGATGCGGACATACTTGGGAGTTCCCGGCTCGGTGGCGGGGTCGGCCGCATCAACGTAGTGAGCCATCCATTTACGATCAATTTTTGCCATTGTCAATTCACCTCATATTTCACTTTAAATTCGGCCGAAAGCTGCACGATGTATACCGCGACACCTTTTTCGTCGGTGTCCAGCAGCGCGCCGTTCTGGGCCTTGATGGTCTCCTGGCGCTGGTCGATGTTGCCGAAGGTGGGGGCAGTGTGGGCGATGCTCTGCGCCTGCACCCATCGCTGGAAATCCAGCACCCATCCGGCGTTGTAGGCCGATGCGATGTCATCGCCGGGAGATTTTTCGAGTGTGAGATAAAGCCCGAAATTGTACTGGTTCTGGGCTGTGACATTTCCCAGAATGTCCTCGGTGCGGCTGATCTCTACCAGGCCGGCCGGCATCAGACTGACGGCTCCGGGGATCTCGTCGATGTAGTCCACCAGCATATTGTGCAGAATGTCGTAGCCCGGATAGGTGGCCAGCCAGGCCCGCAGGCGGTCCAGGTCCGTGTCTTTGTCCATCTCATTTTTCCTTTCTGCGGATGTAGCGTTGCACGTCGGCCGTCATCGCCGGACCTTCGGCAGCCGACAGCGCCCGGTCCCAGTAGGGACCCGCTTTGGGATTTTTGGTGTGGGTATAGACCAGCGGAGTATTCACAACGTGCTTGGTTTCGCCCTTGCGCGCCCAGGGGCTGCCGGTAACGTCCGACACCATCAGCTTGCCGTGATACAGAAAGCGCGCCGAGGGCGTGTTGGTGATGATGAGCGGCCGGCGCACGTTGGTCTGCGCGATGGTGACCTTGATGGTCATGCCGGAATCATACGGCATATATCGCAGGATGCGGCGCAGCACATTCTGGGTGTGAAAGGTCTGCACGTCGCCGCCGGGGTCCACGCCCTTGGCGCGCAAAATCTCTTTTCGGCTGCGCATCTCCAGCACCGCCGTGACGTTTTTGGCACGCCAGACCTTCTTTTTGCTCATCCGCCCGCCTCCACATGGCACACGCTGCCCTCCCAGAGCTTGACATCCACATCCGACACCACCACAAGCCCCGGCGTGGTGGCCGGCACAAAGGAGCCCCACGCCTTGCGGTCGGCGATCTCCGGCCCGATGCCCGGCAGCAGCTTGTCGCCGGGCGACAGGGTGAAGGCGCCGTCCCGTTTCTGTTCCGGCAGCTCGGCATATGCAGCGGGGGCGGTCCACTCAGGCCGCCCCCTGCCGCTGGGGAATACCGCCAGGAAGCTGTATCCCTCTTTGCTGCCGGTCTTATCCACCGCGCGTACCTTCTTCTGGTCCAGGAACGCCCCGCGGAACACCGTCCGGGTGCAGGCGAACTTTTCGCCGGCGCCCAGCTGGTGGTAGATGGTCACAGTCTGGTTGCACAGGCTGTAATCCAGCGGCGGTCCCACTTTTGCCACTCGCATCGTTACGCCCTCCTATTGATGTCCAGATACAGCCCGGCGCAGCGGTACAGTTCGCGGCTTTGAGCGGCAGGAGAGGTGTCCGGCTGGGTCTGCGTCCGGCTGCAGGACACGCTGCCGACGCTCACGCTGGAGGCCAACCCACCGCTTTGAACTGTTGCAAAATAATAGATAGCATCAGCCATTGCACACAGAGCCATCTTCTCGCTGTTTTCGTTCGGGGCGGTTACGGTATAGATCCGCTTGTAGCGCTCCAGCACAGCCGCAGCATCGCGGATACAGGCAGAAAACTCGCCCTGCGGGATACTGCTGCCGCTGTATACGGCGCGGTAAAAGGCATAGTCCGGCATGGGTGTGGCCTCCTTATTTGCTCTGCGCCGCCTTTTTGGCGGACTTCTCCAGGGGCTGTTCCGGGGATTTCACGGGGAGGGGCTGCGATTTGTCAGCAGCGCCCTCGGGGGCGGCAGCGGGTTCTTCCGAAGCATTCACTGGCGGCGCGGGAGCGGGCTGCGGTTTGGGGGGAATATATCCGATGGTACGCATCTTGGTCACCTCCATCAGCCGGCAGTCTTGTGGCTGGCGTAGATACCAGCAACCTTGTTCTTGTATGCGTCGGCGATGCCCACGTTGCGGTAACCGTACTTCCAGGCGTCCGCGTCGGGGTTGCTGGCCGGCTCAATGATCTTGGGCGCCACGTGCTTTTCAAACTGGATCACAGCACCCTTGTGGATCACCATGAAGTTGAGATCAGCGCCGCCGCTGGCTGCCTTGGCAAAGCCGCCCACCTCCTGGCCGCCGGTCTTGCCGTCCTTCTGGTCAATGGCGGTATAGAAGCGGGTCTGCGGCACCAGTACCACTCCGGCAAAGCGCGCCAGCACCTCGCGGCTCTTGGTGGTGTCCATGTCCTCGATCATGCCGTGCAGGGTGGGGGTGATGAACAGATAGCGATCCTCCATAGGCACCTCGGCCTCGTCCAGCGTGTTGGTGGCCACGCGCAGCGCCTTTACGATCGCGGCGCCGTCGGCCAGATCCTCCTGCTTTTTGGTGATGCCGCTCTTGCCGCAGTAGCTGGCGAAGCGGAATGCATCCAGCTCGGGCACCACCTTGGTGCGGATGAACTCGCCGGCCAGGCGGCCAAAGGCAAGCCCGGCGGTCTCCTCGTTGTCCATCGCGTCCACGCTGAACATGCGGCCGCGGTCGAAGTTGCACTTGACCGTCTCGTTGGTCATGGTGACGTTGCCCTGGACATAGCCGCTGTTGCGGTCGTAGTCGCCCAGAGCCTGCATATCCAGCATGGGGATGATGAGCTCGTTGGCGTTGGCGCCCTGCTGCGCCAGCTCGGACGCGCCGTCCAGCACGGCCGTCAGGGATGCGTTCTTGTACACCTCATCCAGCATAGGAATGTACTTTTTCGCCAGTTCGATGGTATTGGCCATATCTTGTTACCTCTCTTTCGTCAGTTGGTGTCTTTGGCCGGCAGGCCGAAGGCGGCGCGAAGGGCCGTGTCGGAATCGCCCGCCGGCGGGTTGGTGCCGGTGCCGCCCGCATAGGCTGCGTTGGCAGCCGGCTCGAACAGATAGCTGCTGTCTTTGGCCAGTGCATCCAGCGCGGCGGTGATGTCCTTGTCGGCATCCTTGCTCTGGCGCAGCGTATCCACGTCCAGCAGGGCCTTGATCGCCTTGGCGCTGCGTCCGCGGGCCTTGCCGATGGCCGCATCCAGCTGGGTGTCGAACCGCACGGCAGCCACCTGCGCGGCGGCGTCTTTTTCGGCCTGTTCGGCCTTCTGCTTCCAGTCGGCGGCCTCGCGGCGCACCGTCTCGATGTCCAGGGCTTCAAAGTCTGCGATTTTCCTGTTGGCGGCAGCCAGCTGGCCGCGTGCGGTCTTCAGCTCGGTGTTCTTGGCGTCGAAATCCGCTTTGGCCACAAAGCCCTTGCCAATCTCGGCGCTGATCGCCTTGTCGATGTCCTCGGTGTAGCTTTCACCCAGGATACCTTTCAACCATTCCAGCATACTTTTTCCTTTCTCCGCTGTCCTTTTTGTCGGGCCAGTCCCCGTATTGCGGCGCCCTATTTGTTGTCCCCTGGGCAAAGGGGTAATGTACAGGTATAAAAATTGCCCGCCCGCCCCTCATGCAGGGCGAACAGGCATATAAAAAGGCCCGCCGCCCGGGCGGGCGGTGAGCCTTGCGTTTTGCAAAACTGTTGTTGCGTTTTGCAAAAGTGTTGTTGTGTTTTCAAAAGTTGTTATAAAGTTGATGAATCTGTTGTTGCAACTGAAGAAACTGTTGATAGATTCACAAAAAGTAAATTCTAACTTTATGTGCTTCGCATCAGTCCTGGTTCATCAAAGCAGGAACAATCTCCCGAAACGGTTGCCCCCCAATAATCCACGTATCCAAAAGCGCGTCCAAACTGACATAATCCTGCGTGTTGCCATCAGAATCCCAAGTCGAAAAGGAACCCGTCTCGGGACAACATACGGAATACTCTTTTCCATCAATAGCGAATGCAGGCTCGTTGGTCAGAATAAACAATTCAATGTCATTACGATTCAGCTTCCTCACCTCCTAAAATATCCTGATGCTGCTTCCGTTCCAAATCGGAAAGCTCACCTGAATCACGTTTGTCCAAATTGCCATCATCATCCCATACATACCGATGAATGTGCTCTCCATGTGTTCCAAACGGATGTTTATCCGGCCGATTATGGGGGCCACTGTGGATTTGAAGGGACAAAATCCCATTCTCATCATAAATCGTTCTGTCTATCTGCACGGTTCCGTTTTTATAAGCAGTTTGGGTTTCCACGACAGCATTGGGCTTGTATTTCTGTGGAATGGTCGCTTTACCCTTGCCTTTCCAATCATCGGTAACAACAATGGTTCCGTTTTTATTGTAGTGTATCGCGCGGTACTTTTCAAGTTCTTTTCGATACGATGCGGCCGCTTTTCCTGCCGTACTTCTTCCAAACCCATCCTGCTGCAGACGCTGGGGGCGCGTTTTCAGGTCGGCGACCTTACAAAACCGGCTGTACTCCTGATTCAGCCGTGCCAACTTGATGCGGTCGGCCAGCAGTTGGTCAGCGTCGCCGCTTTTCTCGCTCACCAGCACGCGGCGCTTCTGCCGCCGGATGGCGCTTTCGATGCGGTTACGCTGCTGAGTGGCCTCGTAGGCGGTATAGTGCCTGCCCTCGTAGGTGATGCCCTCGGCATTGGCCCGGCGGAATTCCTCCAGTTCGGCCTCGGTGTACTGCGGGCTGTTTACCCCCAAGATGATGGGCGAAGGGTAGTGCCCACAGTTCAGCGTGCCGATCCGTCGCTTGAGGCTCTCGTTGAGCCTGGTATAATCGGCGTCGCTGTATTGGCGCCCCTGGTACGGCTCATGATCCGGGGCACTGGCTGCG